GATGCTGAACACAAACAAGGCCCAACCCAACAAGACATCAAGGCTCAAATACTTGAAGCCACTCACACGTGTGATCTTGCGAGGCTGAGCGAACTGCTCAAACTGATATGGCACAGGCAACAATCATTCAAGAGGACGCCAACCTCAATATTGGACAGTTATAGAGGTCAACGTACACCAGGCACCAGCACCTACCTCTTGCCCAATCCACCCAAGGAGTGGTCTAAATTCATTGAGGACTTGGAACAACAGAGTGAACGCTATGAAGCCTACACAACGCTGTATAGACAGTGCCAAAAGGCACAGCGAATTGTCCAGCGGGATGCCAAACGCCAGCAATTGATTGATGAGTTGGAACACAGCATCACACTCAAAGAGGTGGTGTGAAAAAAATCACCGCACAAAACAGGTGGGCACGCCCCACCTGTTGTAATCTCAACTGCCACCAACCTGTGACATATTCTCACAAGAGTGCCGCGGGGGTGCCCAGGTGGCGTCCTGTGTGCTCAAGGTGCCAGCGGGCATCATATGGTGGTGGCGAGTTGGCCAAGGGCGTGGTGCCAATCAAGCGGGATCACTGTGAGAACGTGGATGGCAGGCTTGGCTATGTGTGCTCCGCACACATTCCCTATCCAGGTGCCTTGGAGTTAGATCACCGCAATGGCGACAGGCTGGACAATGTGCCTGACAACATCCAGACGCTGTGTAAGGTGTGCCACTCCTACAAGTCACACATCTCACGTGACTTTGACAAGACGCACACAAAAAGAGGTTGACAGCGGGGTTGCGTATAAATACAATATACAAAAGGAGACTATAATGGCAAACACTTTAAACAGACAACAACAATTGATTGTGGCATCAGCCAAGATGGCACTGGCACACTATGGAGATCTTGTGGACACTGAGACAGGTGAGCAGATGAGCAGTCAAGACAAGCAAGACATCATCAACTCAAATGAACTGAGTTGGATACAAAGGGTGGAGGAGGCAGTGGGCAATGAGCACTGACGTCACCATAGCACCAGAACTCAAGTCAGGTGCTGAACTGATAAAATCACTCAAATCACACTGGCAACAGAATGCCATCACCATCAATGATGACACACTGTGGCAGATATACAGGGAGGCGGATGTGAACACTTGGCGTTCACTCATCCAATGCTGTGCGACACTGATTGGCGAGGGCTATGAACACCCCAAGTGGACAACACCACAGTGCCAGCAGTACCTTGGGGAACTGTTGGACGCCACAGAGACAGACAAGTGGGACAGGGTGTTGAGTGTTAAAATGAAGGGCAAGAGTCATCCATTCAAGACAGCCATATGGCGTGTGTCAAGGATGGCGGTGGAGATTGTGGAACCCTATGATTCCCCATTTGATGACTTGTTTGACATCAATGGTTAATCGCAAACCAGCCACCCTCAAATTGAAGTGGCAGAGACACAGGGCACAGGCCAAATTCAGGCGAGAACCCTATCAACTCACATTTGATCAATGGCTTGAGGCTTGGCAACAGTCAGGACACATCCACAAGATGGGCAGGCGTTTGGGTGACTACACCTTGATAAGGGTGGACACTGAACAGCCTTGGCACAGGGACAACATCAAAGTGATATCACGTGGCAGGCATCACATCCGCAGGCAGACACAGTACTCAAAAGCCATAGAATATTCCTACATCAAAGACTAAATAAATAAAAGTTTTTAACAGCAAAGGACAACTACTATGCCAACCAAAGCAACCATAGTCACAAGGACAGGCAAAGGATCCCCGCTTTCAACAGCGGAGATGGATGCCAACCTCACAAATTTAAGAGATCAATCAATAGGTATCGCGGATGATGGTTCCACAGTCATTTCAGTGGAGTCAGGCAATACCCTAACCATAGCAGGAGCAGGCACTGTGTCAACAGCAGTGTCAGGACAGACACTAACACTCACAGGCAGTGGCATATCCGCTTCATCTACAGACACATTGACCAACAAAACCATTGACGCCAATGGCACAGGCAATGCCATATCAAATCTTGAAGTGGCGGACTTCGCGGGTTCAGCCATTGTCACAGTTTCAGAGACACTGGCATCAAATGATGTGGACACAGCACTTGTGACAGCAGGTGCCATAATTGACTACGTTGACGCACAGGACGCCAACATAGCATCAGACACTTTAACATTCACCAACAAGACATTTGATGTGGAAGGCACAGGCAACTCAATATCAAACATTGACGTGGCAGACTTGAAATCAGGTGTGTTGGACACAGATCTCGCATCAGTTTCAGCATCAGATGACACACTGGCATCTGCCAAAGCAATCAAATCAGCATTGGATGGCAAGATAGCAGACGTTGTGTCAGACACCACACCACAGTTGGGCGGCGATCTTGACGTGAATGGCAACTCAATTGTTTCTGTATCAAATGGCAACATTGTGATACAACCAAATGGCACAGGCGACATTGACTTGGATGGCGAAGTTAGATTCAACAAGTCATACAAGGAAGACATCAACTCACTGACGTCATCATCAACCATCACAGTGGACTGTTCATTGGCACCAATACACACAGTGACATTGGCAACCAACACAGGATTTGTGATTTCAAATCTACCAACAGGTGGCACAGTTTCAATTGTGATAACACAGGATGGCACAGGGTCAAGAACAGCAACATTTGGCACAGATGGATCCACAGCAGTCAAGTTCCCAGGTGGGGCACCAACACTCACAACCACAGCATCAGGCATTGATGTTGTGACCATTGTGAATGATGGCACCAACTACCTTGGCAACATAGCACAAGCATTCGCATAGGAGGACACCAATGCCATTAGGTTTCGCAAAGAGCATTTTTTCACACAAGGCACCAGCGGCAGGCGGTGCCTCAAACGCTGGTTATTGGCAATCAGAATACTTTCATTCAGATTCACAGCAGGCCGCACACCCTTTGGTTGATGCGGGCTCAGGCAATGACTGGATTTCAATAGGCGGTGACAGATTCAGTATGATGTTTTGGATAAAGGGCACCACATCCAGTTTGGATACCAGTTATAACAATCAGGTTTTGTTCAGGACACTATCAGCCAATAATGGAGACAATGGTATATTTGCTGAAGTGACTGGCAGTGGTTTTGTGTTAGGCACACAACAGAACAATGGTACATTCAAATTGATAATTTGGCAACCCACAAGTTTCTCAGCCAACTACCTTGATGACAATTGGCATCATTTCTTGTTTGAATTGAATTCAAGCAGTTCCTTGGTGTATGCTGATGGAGTCAACAAGTCATCAGAGGCAACCTTACCAAGTGGCTATGCCCAACCAAATGGCACCACACAGTATGCGTTTGTCAGTGCGTCTACAACCTCTGCCAACAGCAATGCCTACAGTGGATTCAGGTCAGGCAAATTACAGATCGCAGATTTTTGGTTTAAGGGCGGCAATGTGGGCAACCTTGCCAGCAACATCAGTTCAATCTATTCATCAGGTTGGCAGGACTTGGGGTCAGATGGCACAGCAGGTAGTACACTGCCATCACCAGACATATTCACATTTATCACCAGTGACGCCTTGGATTCATCATTGAGGTCAGGTGCGTCTCAATCAATTCTCAAGGGCAGTGTGAATGCTAACCTCATACAGTCAAGTTCAGGAGGACCAAGTTAATGGCACATCACGCATTTGAAATCAATGAAACTGTCAAGATATATGACAGACACAATCGCAACAACATCACCGCCACCATCATTGAACAACCAAGCAGTGAAAACCAATTGTATCTCATTGAGTACGTTGGTAGCAATGAATATGGTTTGACAGGACAAGAGCGAGTGTTACCCAGTGACATCCAAAAGGCTTAACAGCAAACAGAAGTTAGCCACTGTGTTCAGGCATCCTGAAATCCTTGAAGCATTGGAACAGTATGACAGGCACCACTGGATATGTGAACAGTGTTATAACAAATTGGAAGGTGCCCCTGACAACAGCCTCACTTCTTATTATGATCACTATTGGGCGAACTTTTTTCACAGCAAATCAGCCGCAAACAAATTGGTCAAACAGCACAACCTCACACAATTTGACAGGCATCCAATAACCAAGGAACCAAGGGATGATGCTGATGATGACATATGCTATAATGACAAAGAGATTTGATTAAATAAACTTGTTATAACAAACAAACTTTAATATTAAAGGAAGGACAACAATAAGATGGCTAATTTAAGCAACTATGCTGAGAACAAAGTTTTAGATCACTTGTTCAAGAACACATCCTACACATCACCAACTGTGTACATTGGATATTTCAACAACTCAATCACAGATGATTCTGTGCCAACAGAAGTCACAGGCAATGGATATGCCAGAGTGGAGATTTCTTCAAAGATGGGTTCTGCCGCATCAGGAAGCATTTCAAACACTTCAGCGATAACATTCCCAGCGGCTTCAGGTGGAGATCACGGTGTGATAACTGCCATAGCGATATTTGATGCCTCATCATCAGGCAATATGATTGCGTATGGTGATTTGACAACCCAAAAAACCATATCTGATGGCGATCAACTGAACATAGCAATTGGCAATTTAACTATATCATTAGACTAATTGTTGTCTTTGTCCCAAGGAGGAGATAGATGGCGTTAGTCCAAGCCACAGTCACAAACATAGAAATCCATTGTGCCATTGGCACACAGGATTATATCTCTGATGGGTACTTCCCCCTTGGCTACACACAACACACATTCACAGCAGACAGATTTGAAGTAGGTGTTGTCACAGCACCCACAACTTCATCACTCACAGTCACTGCCACAGAAATACAGGCGGCTGATGTGTCACTTGGCATTGTGTCACAGATTGGTGATCAAGACTACTTTGACACAGAAACCTATGTTGAAGCCAGTTATTTTGTGTCATCATTTGACGCATTCATCACAACCAATGTTGATGCTGACGTTTCAATACCAATCACAATGGTCATTGGTAGTCAGGATTACCTTGCTGATGATGACTATGTGCCACAAAACTTCTTCAACAACACATTTGATGCCAACGTAGAGACAGTGGCTTCTGAAGCCATCCTGTCAGCCACATCATCAATCACTGTGCTGGGCACAGAACTACGTCAAGCCACAGTCAACATTGATGGCGACGTGTTGGTTGGTGAACGTTATGTGGTGGCGGACTACACTGAACAGGGATACTTTCAAGAAGGCGTCACAGCACAAAATCAAGCATTCGCCACTGTGGATCCAAGTGCGGCGGCGACAAGTTCTGTGTTGGCGAACGCGGACTTTGTGGGAGATGTCAACATCACAGCCACACTGACAGTGACACCTTCAGCAGGTTTCACAGCAGATGGTGAAGTCACGCTATCATCACAAGCCACAGTCACAGCAGTACCATTTGAGATACAGGCGGTGGATGCGTCTTTGGACATCGCATTGGGCACCACACTTGTTGCCAATGCTGAACTGGCGGGAGAGGTGTCAGTCTCAATCTCTACCACATCATCAATCCAAGCCAATGCTGAAAGCACAGGCATCATCAATCCTGACATCTTCAGCAGTCTCACAGTGAATTGTCAGGTGTTCAGGGACAATCCAAGATATACTTTGATTATACCACAGGAAACAAGAGTAAATACAATCACTGAAGAGACAAGAACAGTGAAAATACCTAAAGAAACCAGAGAATTGGAGTTTTTTGTATAATGGCGAACATAACAGGATTCAATAAAAACAGAGATGGGATTTTTATAGAGAAGGACCCAACCGCCAATGTGGCATACACATTGGATTGGAGTGAATACCTCCCAACAGCAACCATCATATCATCAGCATCAGTCACAATAGAAACAATATCAGGGGATTCCTCACCACTACAACATCCAACAGATGCCGCAACTGACGTGACTATTATCACCAACAACAAAGTGAGGATTAGGGTTGAGGGCGGAACAGATGGCAACGTATATGACATAGCCTGTTCAATCACAACTGATGGTGGAGATGTTGACACAAGACATTTCAAAGTGGTGGTGAGAGAAAGAAATTTAATATAATGGAAACAGTGAAACCACAAGAACAAGAATTTAAACCTTCATTCAAGAAGAAACCTGTGGACAAGGATATGGTTTACAGGCTGGCTTGTTTGATGTGTTCCTATGATGAGATAGGCGGCGTGTTTGGCATCTCAGGCACAATGATACAGAAGAAATACAAGAAGATTGTTGAACTGGGCAGGGCGAGTGGCAAGAAGTCATTGAGGAAGGCACAGTTTGAGAAAGCATTGGCTGGTGACACCAGGATGCTTATGTTCCTTGGCAAAAATTATCTTGGACAGACAGATTCAGGTGACAACACAGAAACCAATCAACCTTTACCTTGGGATGAAGAAGCATAATGAAATTATCAATACCACAATCAGAAGTAGCCAAGTCAAAAGCAAGATTTAGAACTTTGGCGTGCGGAAGACGTTGGGGGAAAACAACACTGGCAATAAGAGAATTAGCCTACCACGCCAAGGAACCAGATTCAGTGTGTTGGTACGTGACTGGTTCCTACAGGGCCGCGAAGGGATTGGCTTGGGAACCGCTCAAGACACAACTTGGCAAATTGAATTGGATAAAGAAAGTGAATGAAGCAGAATTAACAATCACACTCAAGAACAACTCAAAGATCTGTTTGAGAGGCAGTGAAAACCCAGATGCCCTACGTGGCTTCTACATCAAAGGAATCTTAGTCCTTGATGAGGCACAGGACGTGGATCCAAAGGCTTGGGACGTGTTGAGACCAACACTGTCAGATCACAAAGCCAGAGTTTTAATCTGTGGCACACCCAAAGGCAGAAGCAACCAACTGTTTGATTTCTTCCAGAGGGGACAGGACACCACAGAGACAGAATGGCAGAGTTGGCAATACACCACAGCACAGGGTGGTTGGGTTGATGAAGAAGAATTGGCACAAGCCAAGAAAGACTTGGACCCAAGAACATACAGGGTTGAGTATGAGGCGGAGTTCGCCAACTATGAAGGTGTGGTTTACTATGCCTTTGACAGAGCGAAACACGTGAAAGAGATAACATTTGACAAACCCAAACAAATCATCCACGTGGCTTGCGATTTCAATGTGAATCCAATGTCAGCGGTTTGCTTTGTGTATGAGGACAACCACTTTTATGTGATTGATGAGATTGAGATGTATGGTAGCAACACAGATGAATTATGCCAAGAGGTTATGGCAAAGTTCCCAATGGCGAAGGTGTTTGCTTACCCAGACCCATCAGCGAGAGCAAGGAAAACATCCGCTGGCGGAAGGACAGATGTAAGTATATTACAAAACAATGGCTTCATAGTGAAAATGTTCAACAAGCATATGGCGATCAGAGACAGGGTGAACGCTGTCAACACACAACTACAGAATGGAATGGGTGAGAGTTCAGTCACTATCCATCCAAGATGTAAGAAACTGATACAGTCATTGGAGAGACAGATTTATAAACCAGGCACATCGCAACCAGAGAAAGACACAGGTTGGGATCATATGAATGATGCGTTTGGTTATGGGATTTCATTCTTGAAACCAATCAAGAGAGAAATTGAAATGGAACAACAACCACAAACTTGGGGAGTAAAGGTAGCATAGTATGGCACAGCAATTATACACAGTCAACCAGGATCCAGAAGATTTCGCAAGCCTATATGACTTGATTGGAGTCCATCCTGAATACCACAACCACTATCAGAGGTGGCAATTTTTATACAATTCCTATCTTGGAGGACACAACTACAGGATGGGCAAATACCTCACAAGGTATGTGTATGAGAGCGAGAGCGAGTATGTACAGAGATTGGTGAGCACACCATTAGACAACCACGTGAAGTCAATTGTCCATACTCACAACTCCTTCTTGTTCAGACATAAACCATACAGAGATTTTGGCGGCATCAAGAACAATCCTGAATTGGAACCTTTCTTGAAAGATGCTGACTTGGAGGGCAGAACTTGGGATGCCTTTATGAGAGATGTGAACATACATTCCACAGTGGCAGGACACTGTGTGGTGTTATTGGACAGACCCGCTTCACAGGCAGGCACAAAGGCAGAAGAATTAGCACAAGGCATCAGAACGTATGCCACACTTTTCACAGCACCAAACATATTGGACTGGGCATTTGAAAGGCTACCATCAGGGCACTATGAATTATCCTATCTCAAACTGTTAGAGGTTGAGCAGAGAGCGTATGGGCAGGTGAGTGATTATTATGTGAGAACATACACAAAAGAAGACATCACTCTTGAAAGGTATCGCCCAACCAAACAGAACAAGGGACAAGAAGTCCTAAACATTGTTCCAAATGAATTGGGCAAGATACCAGCGGTGTTTGTGTATGACAGCAGATCGCCAGTCAAGGGCATTGGGGTCAGTTTCATTGGCGACATAGCGGACACACAAAACTTCATTGTAAACCAATTGACAGAAGTTGAACAATTGATAAGATTACAAAATCATCCTTCATTGGTCAAGACACAGGACACAGATGCGGCGGCTGGAGCAGGAGCCATAATCACAATGCCAAATGAATTGGATGGGGCACTTCGCCCATTCCTTTTACAACCATCATCACAGAGCATTGATGGCATCCTATCATCAATCCAGAAGAACATTGAGAGCATTGACAGGATGGCACATATGGGGGCACTGAGAGCGATTGAAACAAGACAGATGTCAGGTGCGGCGATGGTTGCTGAATTCACACTACTTGACGCCAAACTTTCTGAGAAGGCAAAGAACTTGGAATTGGCTGAAGAGCAGATTTGGAGACTGTGGGCAGAATGGCAAGGTCTATCCTTTGATGGAGACATCATCTATCCTGACACATTCCACATCAGGGACAAGGCGATGGATATGACGCTGTTGGAACAAGCGGCGAGGACAAACCCAGCGGATCCAAAAGTCAAACAAGCCATAGACACCAAGATACTTGAATTGATTATGGATGATGATGAGATAAAAGATTTAGAAGGTGAAGAAGTAGAACTCACACATCCAACTGTGGATGCTGACAGCAAGACTCCACACATCCAACAGATGATTATGGATGGACTGACAGATGAACAAATGTTGGAACTACATCCTGAAATCACCCAAGCAGACATAGACACAGCCAAACAAGACTTGTTAAACCAAGGATAGCCAATGCCAGTAAGGAAAAAAAAGGTAGGCAAAAAAGGCACTTCCAATGTATAATAATGATATGAATGGCGACAACCCTTTAGACTGGAATCCATATGACTGGCTGATAACATTGGAGAAGATGATGAAAGAACTCCAAGACAAACACAATGCTATGGTTAGGAACAATCAACAACTGAGTTTGGCACACAACACGCTGTCAAGGAAAGTGGCTGATATGGAACTTGAAATTGTAAGCCTCAAGAAAAAACTGAAATGGGAACAAAACCTAAATGAATTGTCACAGGCATTCTCAAAACTGAAAGGCAGAGATAAAAGATGAACTTGTATGACAACTATGAAAAGATTTATTGGTGGGATCCAACAGGACACAGCCAGTGGATGAAGATGGAAGAGATTGACAGGTTGGAACCAGCGAGATGTGTCACAGTGGCACAGGTAATCAGAGAAGATAAAAATTTCATTGTCACAGCCGCCAGCCATTCCAATGTTGAAGGCAGTGAGACAGAATTCGCAGATGTCACAATCATACCAAAAGGTTGTGTGAAACAGCGTATCAAGATGAAGGGAGCGTTCAATGCCAAAACCAAATAGACAGATGATGGCGAATGCCAAGAGGGCACTGCGGTTGAGAGACAAGGCACCCGCTTCAAGGAAAGGGATGACAGCAGTTGGCCTACAGAGGGCAAACCAATTCGCCAAAGGCAAGAACGTATCCTTGGACACAGTCAAGAGAACATTTTCATATCTATCAAGGGCGAAAGCCTACTACAAACCAGGCAAGAACACACCAGGTACCCAAGCCTATTTGGGTTGGGGTGGAAATGCTGGACTCACTTGGGCAAAGAGGATACTTAAGAAATAATGTATGACATTAGATCACAAACATCTTCTGATTAGAGCAAACTGCGAAAACATTCCAAAACAAACCTATCCAATTGACAACAAGTTGGAACAACTTGTCAAGGTTATTGATATGAAGATACTGACAGGCCCCTTCTGTGCTTGGTGTCCTATGCCAGGCAACATAGGTTGGAGTGGCACAGTGATAATTGAGACTTCACACATCGCTTGGCACAGTTGGAATGAGACAGGTTTGATAAACCTTGATGTCTATTCTTGTAAGTCATTCAACATCAGCGACGTAATTAATTGGATGGATGAATTCCTACCCACGCATATGGACTACAAGTTCCTTGACAGGAACACAGGTTTCAAAACATTAGAGACTGAATACTTGGAGTTTGACAATTGAAAGGCAAGGGCAAACTACAACACCTTGACATATTTGACACACCCAGTCACATAGCCTTGGAACAGGCATTGAAGGATTACTACTACTGGTGGAAGTATTGTAAGCGATTGAAGAGCAAGGAGAGTGCCTTCAAGGCGAGAAAAGCACTACAACGCATCAAGGATTTGGCACACATCAGGAAATTAGAATTGTTGTCACTTTATACTGTGGATCCAAAACGTAAATATTTGAACAAGGTAGAAAACAATGAAAATGAAAACAAAAAACAAAAATAAAAAAGGTGGCAGAAAACCAGGTGGTAGGAAGCCAGGCGGCAGAAGAAAATAAGTTCATCCTACGTTGGATAACTCATCATCTCAGCAAACCACAATCAAAACTTGAGGGATTGGCAATATGCCCCTATGCCCTCAAAACCATACAAGCCAACAGATACAAAATCATCCCAGGCAAACGTCCCATCAACAAGTTCATCTATCAACAGTGCTATGACTTTGATCAGGCACACTCAGACATCTACATCATTTGGTATGACAAGATATCAGAAGCATACCAGGACAGGTTGTGTTCACAGATAAAACACACCTTCCCTGAATTGGTGGTGCTGTATGACAACAAAGAGAACAATGGTAAAATCAAAGGTCTACAGTTTTCATACCAACGCAAGGACTTGTTTATGATACAACACCTTGACACACTCAAACGCCATCAGAAATTGTTGAGAGAAAAAACCAATTGGTATCAACTTGTGGGCAATGAAGATATGTTCATATAAATTTATCCGCTGTGATAATGCCTTTAAATACACAGGTAAATAACATTATATTCCAACAATGAAAGGAAGGACTCAAATGGAAGAGACTAACATCCAGCAATCTACAGCAGAGACTACTGAGGACACTGCCAAAGATTTAAAACAAGAAACCACTCAGGAAACTGTATCAACCAGTTCAAAAACTTATACACAAGATGACTTCAACAATGCGATGGCATCTGTCAGGAAAAAGACAGAAGCACAGATATTGAAAAAGTTTGAGGGTGTTGACGTTGAGAAGTATAACCAATTGCTCAAGGCTGAAGAGGAAAAACAACTTGAGGCTGAAAGAGCAAAAGGTAATTTTGAGAAGGTGTTGAAAGAAACTGTCTCTAAAAAAGATGAAGAAATCACAACTCTCAAAACAAGACTACAAAGCCAAATGGTGGATGGTGCTCTTATCAGTGCCGCTTCCAAATACAAGGCAATTTCACCTGAGCAGGTAAAAGAATTACTTGCCAAGAATGTGAGATTGAGCGACAAGGGTGAAGTAGAGGTTGTTGGCGAGGAAGGTGCTGTGAGATACACAGAAACTGGAGACGCAATGACAGTTGATACATTGGTGAAAGAGTGGTTAGATAAGAATCCCCATTTCTCTCAGCCAGGACCCAAAGGAGCAGGTAGTCAGTCAAATACTTCTTCAACAGTCAATGGACAAGTTGATGTCAGTAAATTGGACTTAACCAATTCTGAACACAGAGCGATTTATAAGCAACTGCGAAATGAACGCCTGAAGCAGAATAGGAAGTTTGTATAACTTAAACAACTTGCTATAAGAGAGGAAAAATATTATGGCTACATATAACAACACAACATCATCAGCATCAGCGTTGTTGACAAATGTCTTACAAGAGGCAATTTTCACAGCATCTGAGAGATCAATCGCTGGTGACCTGTTCACTGTCTATGATATGACAGGAACAGCAGGACTTACAGCACAAATCCCTGTATATCCTGAAATCAGTGCTTCAGACTTAACTGAAGGCACAGCAATCACATCATCTGAGTCTATCACTCCAACATCAGTGACAATTACTGCCGCTGAGATTGGTGCGAGAGCAGACTTAACTGACTTGTTAAGAGAAAGTTCAAACAGAGATGTTGCGGCTGACATTGGACAAATGTTAGGAAATGCTATTGGTGAAAAAATTGATAGCAACGCATTCACTCTATTTGATTCTTTAACTAACGTAGTTGGAACAGGTGGTGCTGAAGTGACTCCTTCAAAAGTTCTTCAAGCGGTGTACACTTTAAGAAACAACAACGCTCCAACAGACGCAGATGGCGACTACTACTGTGTGATTAACCCATCAGTAGCATACAACATCGCGAATGTATTACAAGGAGCAGGTGTTGGCACAAGTGCTAATCACTTATCAATGGTAGGTGATGACATCTTATCAAAATCAGCGTTTATGGGCAGACTATACAACGTGAAGATGTTTATGAGCACAGCGGCGGCCAATGACAGTGCCAATGACAGTGTGGGAGCAGTATTCTCACCACAGTGTTTTGGTCACGTTGTTAAAAGACCAATCACAGTGAAAAGCCAAGAACAAGTTTCTGCCAGAGCGGTAGAATTTGTTGGCACAACTGCGAGAGGTAACGCTATCTTGAAAAACACTTATGGTGTTAAACTAAAAGGTGAGAGCACAATCAACTAATATTGATTGATTTCGCTTTTATTATCAGTGGCAGTATTTTACTGCCACTGGTAGACTTAAATATACAAGTTGAACAGAAGGACTGGCAACTGAAAGGAACCATAGGATGGCACAATACGCTACAGACAATGACTTAAAGGAATATGAGCCTGATATATTAGAATTAGGCATACCTGAATTCCAAGACCTACATCAAAAATCATATGATGACATCAATCGCTTGATTGAGATTGAATGGTGGCCAAGAGCGGTGTACAGAGATTATGACATCACCAGGGCGGCATACGCTGACATCAATTTTGATCTTTTGGTGGATTCACAATGGAAGAGGGCGGCAGTGTTCCACGTGTTGGCGTATTATATCTACCCACGTCTAAGCACATTCACACCAGAAGGCGATGTGTACAGGGAGAAGATGATGTATTACAAGGAAAAATTCCAAGAGGAGTTCAACCTTTGTCTTCGCCAGGGCGTAAAATATGACTACAATCAGGATTCTGTAATCCAAGACGCTGAAAAGCAACCAGTCCATTTTAACAGACTGGTTAGGTAATGTCAGCAAGAGAAGATATACTCAAAAGATTAGAACAAGTCCTGTCAAATATGACAAACCCTGCCCCAGGCAAGGTATCAAGAGATTTTTTTGACTTTGAAAAGTTAGCAATCACACAATTCCCATCAATACTAATAGTGCCACTCAATGAAACCAGAGAGGACATCTCAATGACTGAAAGGCGAGGTGTTATGGAGGTCTCAATGAGATGCTTTGTGAGAGGCGAAGGCATTGATTCCAGGAGGAATGATATTGTGAGGAATATAGAAGAGAGTTTGGAAACAGAACGTGGACTCAGCATAACACCTGTGTCAACAGGCACCCACGTTGTGAACACACAGATAACCAACATACAAGTGATTGAGCGACAGCCACCAATTGGTGAAGTCACTGTCATCGCTGAAATCACCTATCACTACAGAAAGGGCAACGCATAATGGCGACACAGATGTATGACAAACAAGGGAATTCAGAAATTGTTGAAAACAGAAAAGTTCAACAATATTTGGGTATGGGATGGACTTTTTCAAAACCTAACAAGGTAGAGAAACCCAAGTCTACAAAGACTAAAACAGTCCAAAAACAAGAACCCGCAGAGGCAACTATGTTAGAAGCAGAAGCCACAGCGGAGGTAATCAAACCAACCAACAAGGAGGAATAACATATGGCAACTAACTCAGCAACATATGTAGGAACTGATGGTGTAGCGAAGTTTGATGTAAGTGCTTCAGCAACTACAATCGCTTCTGTCAGATCATTTTCTGTTTCACAAGTGGGAGATATCATTGAGACTTCTGTAATGGGGACTCAGGCTAAATCTTACTTGCCAGGACAGACATCATTCACAGGAACAATGGATTTATTGTTCAGAGATGATGACACAGCACAGTCAACATTATTCTCTGCCATTGGAGCGGATCCAGTGTCAGTTGAATTATACCCATCAGGTGAGACAACAGGTATCAAACTATCAGGTGAAGTAATCATCACAGGACACGATATCACTGTTGATCAAAATGATGCGGTGACTGCCACTGTATCTTTTCAAGGAACAGGTGCTTTAACAAAAACATCTCTATAATTGAAATGATAACTGGCATCTTCAATGCTTTGCGGGGCAACCAATCCTTGGACAGGAACTTGGCTGTGTTTATGGAGAGGACAGCATCAACACTGATGTCAAACCTCAAGAGATACACACCAAAACGTTCAGGATTGGCGGCTCGCTCTTGGCGTAAAAGGAAGGACGTTGGCAACAATTACACTGTGTCAAATCCACAACCTTATATGGCAAGACTTGACAAAGGATACAGTAAGCAAGCCAGACAGGGTTTTTATAAACCAGCGGCAACACAAACACAAAGAACAAACAAGGGAAGATTTAGCAAATGACAGATATAAGAAAAAACATCAAGCAACACTACCAAAACGTGATTGGTGGTGAGATGAACAAGATACACGTGGCTGAATGGGAATGTGACATCTATTACAGACAGACAAATTCCTTCAATGATGAGGCAAAGATGATTGCCCATCAAGCCAAAGGAGAGATTGTAGAGGCTTTAGTCCAATCAATCATATCCAAGGCGAGGGACAAGGATGGTAAGAAAATGTTCTCAGAAGCAGACAGGAGTATGCTCTTGAATGAAGCGGATCCAACTGTGCTCACCAAGATAGCCACTGCTTTGAACAATGCTCAGGTAATGCTGGGACAGGATGAAGCAAGAAAGGAATCCAAACCAACACAGAGTTAAGGTTCCTATTGTTGTTGGGCACAAGGCTCCACAAAAGCCTTGAAGAGATACAACAATTATCTGTGTTGGAATTGAACTTGTGGGCAGGTTTGATGGCTTGGGAACAGCGAGAAAGCCAAAAGACAATGAACACAAAGAAGAGGTAACAGATGGTAACAGAAAACTATAATGTCAAGGTAAGGGTAGAAGGACAAAATCAACTCAAGCAGTTGAACGCATCTACCATTAGGATCCAGAACAGCCTTGGAGGCTTGGGCACAGCGGCGAAGTTAGCCACAGGTGCCATAGCGGCATTGGGTGCCGCGAGGATTGGCAGAAGTTTTCTCAATGTTGCCACTTCAGTTGAAACACTCCAACAGAGATTTAAGTTCTTGTTTGGCACAGCGGAAGAGGGTGCCAAAGCATTTGACACACTGAGCAAGTTCGCAGGAACTGTGCCCTTCTCACTGGAAGAGATCAGTTCAGCGGCAGGTGTACTTGCTGTGGTGTCCAAGGATGCTGAACAACTGGGAGAGAATTTAGTACTCACAGGTAACGTGGCGGCAGTCACAGGACTTGACTTCAGGACAGCGGGTGAACAAATCCAGAGAGCACTTTCAGGTGGTATTGGTGCCGCTGACTTGTTGAGGGAAAAAGGTGTCAGAGACCTTTTGGGTTTCAAGGCAGGGGTCACAGTCACAGCAACAGAAACAGCGGAAGCATTGGAGCGAGTGTTTGGACCCAATGGTAAGTTTGGCGATGCCTCTGTGGCATTGGCTTCAACCTTCACTGGTTTGGTTTCAATGGTTGGCGACAAAATGTTCCAATTCCAAAAATTGGTTATGGACGCGGGTCCATTTGATTTCTTAAAATCAGCGGTTGCGGTGTTAAATGATGAACTCACAGAACAATTTGGCAGTATTGAAGAAAGTGCCAAAGCCATAGGAGCGGGCATTGTCAGTGCGGCTGAAACTGCGTTGGTTGGTACTGGTTACCTACTTGATAGTATGGCACCTGTGATTGATTTCTTCACAGACGCCTTCAACAACATTATGCGGGCAGTGGATGGCATCCATCCAGCACTCAAGTTCGCTGGCGTGATTGGTTTCTTGATGTTGGGTTTCAAAGCCAAGATGGCAGTGGTATTCATTGGTGGTATATTTGATGAGATAATGAAGGCACTGGCTAATTTTTACTCAGCGGTGGCAAGTGTGGTTGTTGGTGTAGGAAACCTATTGGAAAAGATTGGACTGACAGCACTTGGAAACAAATTCAAGGAGTCAGGCGAGATTGCCAAACAGGCATCACAGGACTTCATTGATTCGCTGGACAGAACAGCGGATGGATTTATGGAATCAGAAGAAAGTGTCGCCACCTTTATGGAAAAGATTGAAAGTGGTGAGATTGTGTTAGGCAAGTATGGCAAACAATTATATGAATTGGTGTTGGCACTGAGAACAAAACAAAAAGAATTAGAACTAACCAGAGAAGAAGCAGACAAACTCAAGAAGGTGATTGAAGACACCACAAAGTCAACCAAGGCATCTTCAGTGACGTTTGCCAATCTCAAGAAAACATTCATCACAACATTTGATGAGATGTATGACAAGTTCAATCCAGTCCAAGAGGGCGTTGACTTGTTGATCAAATCCTTTGAAACATTCAAACGTGGTGTTGGTGATGCCTTCGCTGATGCCATTATGGGTGCCAAAACATTCTCAGAAGCATTGAGTGAAGTGGGCAGGGCAATCATCAAACAATTGATATCAGGCATCATCCAATTGGGATTAGAAATATTTGTGTTTGATGTCATCAGAGAAAAATTAAAAGCCATTAAAAATGAACAACAAAATCTAAACCAGGCATTAGGCGTTGAACTTGGATTGAGAGCGGCATTGGCTTTCTTCACAGGTGGATCCAGCATAGGAATCCCATTCTTGGCAGAAGGTGGAGCCGCGAAAAGGAATCACCCATACATTGTTGGTGAACAGGGACCAGAACTGTTTGTTCCAAACAATTCAGGCACAGTGGTGCCAAATGAACAGTTATCAATGACGTCATCAGCAGGCACAGGTGATGTCAATATCAATTTCAACATATCAACAGTGGACGCCAGAGGCTTTGATGAATTGCTGTTATCAAGGAGAGCAATGATCACAGGTATCATCAATGAAGGTGTCACAAGAAAAGGAAGGAAGGCGATAGTATAATGGCTTACATTGGAACTTGGCCCTCTACTGTGGGTTTCAATACAGTAAATTTTAAGACTAACACCAATACCAGACAGACTATATCACAGTCAGGTAGAAGGATTAGGGTTTCAACAGCATCATCAAGGTTTTCAGCAACCATCCAATATCCACCAATGACATTGGCCAATTGGAAACCATTACAGGCTGTTGCCACAAGACTACAGGGTCCACTGAATTCAATTGACGTGGTGTTGCCTTCTGTGTCAGAGAATTCATCAGGTGTCACAGGCACCACTGCCACAGTGAATGGAGCGGCTTCTCAGGGTGCCAGCACAGTGACATTGGCAACCAACAAGAACAGTTCAACCATCTTAAAAGCAGGTGACGTGGTTAGATTTGCTTCACACACCAAAGTGTATATGCTAACAGCAGATGCCACAACAGATGGTGCGGGTGCTGTCACAATAGCAATCACTCCAAATCTTTTTGAGGACGTCGCAGACACTTCATCTGTCACAGTGGATGATGTGCCTTTCAGAATGACATTGGAGCGAGACATACAAGAATTCAAATACGCAACAGATGGCACAGTATCATATGAGATTGATGTAGTAGAGGAATTGTAAAATGGCAAGAGGTTTAGCATCAGCACTAAAGACATATCTTGCTAATCAAAGCCAAGTCAAAGTTGGATTGGTTGAGATTGAAACATCCACAGGCACTGTGTATTACACAGATGCCTCATTTGACATCACCTACAATTCAAACACATATTCAGCACAAGGAAATTTTTTATCAGTCACAGAAGTTGAAGAGAACGCTGAACTGGTTATAACAAATTGTATTTTGGCTATCAGTGCTTTGGACACTGCCAACATCACAAAGTTTGCCACATCAGCCAACGTGAACAAAACAGTCATTATAAGGATTGCCTATTTGGATCCAACCAACAATTCAATTGTGGGCACACCAATCATCACATTCAAAGGCAAGATAACAGGATACACAGTCACAGACGCAAGAAACACTGCCACCATAGGTTTAGAGATCGCCAGTTCATTCGCCAACTTTGAAAAGACAAATGGCAGAAGAACTAATGAAGGCAGTTTTCAAAGAGAACACCCATCAGACAAGAGTATGGAGTTCTCACATCAAACCATACAAGACATCCTTTGGGGGAGAACATAATGATCAGAGATTTTTGTGTCACAGATGTTAATCAGGTTATAGATCTTGTGTTTGACTACGCCAGAGAAGCAGGTGGTGGCATAGGCAAGTTAGACAAGACTAAATTGATTGAATTTGTGAAAAAAGTCAACATAGAAAAAGGCTACAAAGTATTTGTGAGTGAAAGGAATGAAACCATCAATGGTTTTGTTTGCTGTTATGCCTTCAACAACCCTTGGAATGGAATGAGCGAAGGTATGATTACGTTTTTATATGTGGATCCAAAATACAGACAAGGATTCACTGCCAAAGATTTATTGAGTTATGCTGAACAATGGTTTAGAGATTGTGACTGTAAGTTTTTCAATGCCTCTGTGAGAGGTTTCAATGAGGACTTCTCTGCCAACAACGCATTTGTTGACAATGGCAATGAATTCTTTTCAAAGATGATGACACCTTGTGGACATCACTACATAAAGGAGATTGTGTAATGGGTGGAGTAGTAGACGCGGTAACTGATGTAGTAGAAGAAGTTGTCAATACTGTTGTTGACGCAGTAAGTTCTGTGTTCTCTGCCATTGGCAGTGCCTTGAGTGGCGTGTTTGGTGGATTGGCTCCAGACGTCAATGTGCCAGATGTCAATGCGTCACAAAGTCCTGATGGTGTCAAAGTCACCAAAAATGGATCCAATATGGACATACCAGTGGTGTATGGATTTAGGCGTGTTGGTGGTAAGGTTGTGTTCGCAGAAACCAATGGATCCAGCAACAAATACCTCTACGTGGTGTATGTGATAGCAGAAGGTGAAGTACAAGGCGTCAAGAGAATATTAGTCCAAGATGTTGAACTGCCATCACCAGGCTCAAAATACAACGCGGGTCAGGTTTATACCATAACATCAGGCAGATATGCCAACAGATTAAAATTACAAATATTCAATGGCACAGAATCGCAATCTCAATCATCATTAGCAAATGAAAGCAGTAGTTGGAGTAGAAGAACAAGAAAAATGCCAGGTGTTTGCTACTGTGTGGCGAGATATGAATGGAAAAAAATTGAAACACAGGAAGACGCTGATGCCAATCCATATTCAGGGGGCATACCCAACATACAATTTGATGTATTGGGCAAGAAGGTTTACAATGTCATCAATCACGCAGGCGGTGAAGATTTAGCCAATGATTACAGTGGCTTATCTAAATCATTTTCTTACAATCCTGTGAACTGTGTGCTGGATTATTTGATGAATCCAAGATATGGTTGCGGTATTGACAAGTCAGAGATAAATGCTGATGCTTTCAAGACAGCGGCGATTAAATTAAATCAGCAAGTCACGTATGCCACAGGACAGACAGGCAAGGCTATGACAATGAGTGCGGTGTTATCAACCAAAGCAAAATTATTGGACAACGTCAAACTGATGTTGTCAGGAGCAAGAAGTTTTATGCCTTTCATTCAAGGCAGATACAAGATAAAAGTTGAGGATGGTGGCAATGCCACAGACATCACATCAGCCACCTTGACTTCAGCATATGACATCTCAGAGACAGAACTGCTTTCAGACGTCACTCTACAAGGAGAACAAAAAGCCAACAAGTTTAACCAAGTGATTGTGAAATACGTGGATCCAGACAAAGAATTCACAGAACAGGAAGTGTCATACACAGTGTCAGCAGATGTCACAGCAGATGGAGAAGATTTGATTGGAAACTTTGAATTCTTTTCAGTGAACAACGCCAACATCGCCAAAGACATCGCAAGGATGATTTATGACAAGAGCAGAAATCAGAGGTACATCACTTTCACTGCCACCCCAGAACTGTTAGACGTGGAACCAGGTGACATCATTAGGATTTCATCTGATGTGTTGAACTTGACCACACAGACATTTAGGGTAACCAATATCACAATAAACACCAATGGTACTGTTCAGTTTGAAGCCAGAGAACACACAGCGTCTGTGTATCCATTTGTGTCAGGCACACAGATTGAGATACCAGCACAGACATATAAACCAGACACCTATACACTGACAGGACTGGTCAAAAATACTCCAACCACACCACTTGGTGTTGCTCCACCAGATGATGAGGAAGACACAGTGACAGATCCCACACAAGATTCCGCAGGACAGGTGACTGCCAGCACCTCACCAAGCACCACCAACAACCAATTGCCAGAGGCACCAGATGTCCAAGCAACCACAGGCGTCACAAGATTTCAGATTGGCACCTATGGCGGAAGCACTGACAGTGCCTTGTTGATAAATGCCCAAGGTTACTCATTCCCAATCAACTATGACATCAGGCAAGGCACAGTTGATGGAGTTAGATTTATTGATTTGATTTTTAGGTTTGTTCCACCAGCGGACAGCACCATTGACACCATTAGATTTTACTACTACTCTGTCAGCACCAAATTGGTGACAAAAATTGTAGACAAACCAATCAATTACAACATCGCGTCAGCACAACCACAGCAGATTGTGTTGGAGGATATGGGTGATGACGTCTACATACTGCCAAGGTTTAGGAATTCCACAGACAACAGAGAATACAAGGATGGCAGTGATAACAGAAACGCTGGAGGCATCGCATACACTAACCTCAGCGATCAAGCAGTCATAGGATATAATCTTGAAGCCGCAATAACAACAATTTACAAAGTAATGATTTTGAATTGGATCCTGACACAAGATTCCAAGTTCATAATTTAGGAGGATAGGATGGCAGGATATTTTGACAACAGCACAGGCAGTATAAAGATCATAGAATACAGTTGGGATGCCATCAACACCAATGCGGAGACTTGGGCGGACTTGGACACTTGGCAGTCAGGCAGTGCCAACTATGGTTTTGTTTCATCAGTGGGTGTGCCAGACATTGAGTTCTTCACCAACGTGATTGACTTTGGCAGGGCGGATTTTGTGAATCCCCTGTGTTCAGTGGATGCGGCTGGAGATGTCAACGTCAAAGTTTTTGCCACAGAGACAGCACCCAGTGACTTCATCACAGGAGATCCTGTGATCAACGCAGGCACAGACACCACGCTCAATGCTGTGTATGGTAGATACTTCCAATACAAAGTTGAGGTGTTCTCAAACAGCGTTGAGGATGCCCAATTGAACAATGTCAGCACCACACTGTCTACAAGAACACAGGAAGAAAGTTTCAACGCCAACAGTTCCACACATCCAGGCGACATCAATATGAGATATGTGCCAATAGTCAACACCTATTCAAAGATACTGTCACTGAATGGCAACGCCCATTTATTGGCAACAGATGATGACAGCACCTACTATGAAGTCACATTGGATGATGAGAGCAACAACAACCTTACATTATCAATAACAGGAGATGCCGCGGCATCAACAGATACCTACAAGTGGACTCCAGCCTCAGTAAGATTCAATGACAATGACAGCACTGCCATCACAGATACCAACGCGAAGATATCTGCCACCATCCCCAACATCACCACAGGTGATTTCACATTGGATGGATGGATATATGTTGTCAAACAGACTTGGCTGTCATCACCACCTGATTTCGCACACCCAGAATGGTTCCTAAAATTTGGTAGCGACATCTATCTGAGAACTGCCACTGCCCAGGCCCAATTGAGATTGGATTATTCCTCAAATGGCGTCAATTGGACACAGGGTCCAGATCTCACAGGCGGTGAACCCGCAGACAATTGGTATTATTGGCGTCTTAAAAGAGAAAGTGGCACCTTGAAGGCATTTCTCAAAGACACAGAATGGACATTGAGTAGCAACAGCACCAACTACAACAACGCCACATTGGAAGTTGGAGATTTGGGCACATCAAATGGCAACCTTTATATTGATGATTTGAGAGTGAGTTCAGTGGCAAGATCAAATGCTGTGCCAGGAGCAACATTCCTTGTGGATTCAGATATGGAACTGTTCCTCACAGGTGCCACACAGAACGTTTCAACAGCCAGTCAGATACCCATTGTGGTATCAGGCCCCATTGGAGAACCCACTCAGCCAAGATACCACGTGTTCAGGGCGTCAGGACAACTCACTGATGCTGAAGTGTGTATCCACGTGAGGGGATTGAGGAAATTGAGTTCAGATGGGCAAGGCAACATAGTGGAGGGATAGTAATGGCACAAGCAATACTGATAGGATGGATTGTGAGTTTTTTAATCATCTTATTTTTTATTAACATATGGGACTTGTAATTCAATTAAATATAGGAAAGGAAAACTATTATGGCGTGGCCAACAAATTCAAGTAATATAGTGACAACAAATTTAGATTCTTCAGCGGATTCACCAGCCGCGGCAAGAGGAGATATCAAGACAGCATTGGATGAATTAGCCAATGTGATTGATGGCAGGGGACAGGCATCAGGAGTGGCACCATTGAATGCCTCTTCAAAGATAGATGCCACATACCTACCATCAGAGATCAATTCAGCGGCGGCAACAGACCTCACGCTGGATCCTACCACAGACGTTGTGGTGGTTGAAAACATCATCAAACTCACACCGCAGACAATAGCACAACTCCAGGCAGTGGGCACACCAGCGGAAGGTATGATTGCTTTCTGTTCAGATGGTGGCGACAGTGCCCTTGAAGGAGTGCCTGTGTACTACGCTGGCGGACAGTGGCGTGACTTCAGAGATGGGAGCATAGTGGCATAATGACACTGAAGGAGAGGATACAGAGGATAGAAGACAAACTGAATCTGTTGATCAACAACCACCTCTCGCATATGGATGGCAGGATAAAACGCAATGAATGGCTCCTATACACCATCCTGTTCTTCCTGTTGGGCATATCTTTCAAGATTATGTGGGGCTAATCCCAAATTACCATAGATACTGATGTGAAAGACTTCATTGAGCGTATCCAAGGCCTTGGCTTCAAACTAAAAAAACGCACCAAACGTGATTTGATTGGTGTGTGGCAATATCACCCCAAACCCAAAAAGCGATGTGCCACGCCACGTTATCCATTCTGTGGCCAAGCACTCAACATAGCCTATTTGCCTGAAAGGCAAATGATCAACGTGGGCTGTGCGATCTGTAGGCAACAGCGGCGGGTCTCGCTGGCGCAGTATCACTCAGATGTGGCTGAACGCAAGAAATCCTCACAGGACTGAAACTGTGCCATCCAGGCGGCTGGCCTCTGATGGATCCAGGTGATTGAACACCTTGTGCTGACCATAGTCAACCACTTACGCTTCCTGTCAGGCATCTTGTTGGGTATGTGCTGTCTGAACTCATAGTGTTTTTGCTGTAATGACTGATTGGTGAGATGCCAGTCAGCACCAATGATCACAAGATCTTTGTGGCCAAGGTGTAGGGCAACTTCCACAGCCAGGGTGCCTGAACAGTGTACCTGTTGGTAGTGTTTGTCAAATTGGAAGTGATGCCATCCTTGCCTCGCCCATCGCGGTTGTGTGTAGTGTGGCACCTCAAGTGTGTGTTTGCTCAATCGCTCCACAATCACCCTGTCATAGGCAACCACACAATCAACTGCCCGCCACTCCCTGATGTGATTACACCCAATCTCAAATGTCTGTGGTGGCAACTGATCAATCAGGTGTTGAGAGGAGGGACCACCCCACCATATCACACATCTTGTCTTGTCCATCATATATTTTAACACTTCAGGATTGACTGCGTCAATCCAACATTCACTTCATTTCATTCAGTGAATGTTTTTTTCTTCTTCCTTCCCTTGAGGCAAGTGAAACTTTTAGCAAAAATACCAAAGTCCACTCAGTGAAGCACACTACATCCACGCATTTAACTGTTGAGGGTTCGCATATCCAACAGACTGTATCTCTACATCGCCAACTTCCGCCATCAAGGTGAACAGGTGTGCTGTGTTGATCTTGAAGACATACACCTTGATGCCTGACACACAAAAGTCACCAAAATGTGTCAGCATAACTGCCCATATGTTTTTTATCCTTTGTCCTTGCCCAACAAAGTCGCTTTCAGCCAAGCATTGTCAACAATCAGAGGGTGTTGTCAACTCTTGAAACGTTGTGTTGCTGTTATGAAGCCTTTGGATGCCTATATGCCTTGATGCCTGTGTGAATATTTATACAACTGTGATTATAACAGCCTCAAAAGGGAAACACAAGCGAAAAAAGTGCCCAAAAATGGGGGTTTTTTGGTGGTTGACACACTGCCAATCTGTGTTATCATATGTTATGAACAACACAAAGGAGAACAAAATGGCAAAAGATGAATACGCGACGTGCGTGTGGATTGAACAGGTGCTGACACAAGCGGCAAAACTGGCAGAACAAGCGGGAGAATATGTGATGTATGACAGCACAATGAACTCTGTGGACAGGGACTACATCCGCCAGGCATTATATCAACTGAGAATGCGAGAGGAGGCATAGCGTGTCACACACAAGTGATGACGCTGTGGTGATATCCGCCAGATGGTTGGCCAAGGCACTGGCGATTGACCACACAACTGCTGAGAGATTGGCAGATCAATTACAGGATGATGCCACACTGTTGGACATCATCGCGGAGCAGGCTGACACACTGTTGGCTGAGGAGGCATAGGATGAGATGGTTGATGGCTATTGCGTTGGTGTTGATGATGAACACTGTCCAAGCGGGAGAACTCACTGACAAGCAACTGAACAAGCAGAAGTGGTTCCACATAGCCACAGTGGCTGATGCTGTCACAACCATAATTGGTGGCACCTGTGTCACAGTCAAGGAGATAAACCCCATACTGAAAGGAGCGGATCCTACCACAGTGATTGGTTTCTTCCTCGCAAGGAACATAGCACAAGAGTACATTACAAAAGACGTAATACCTCAGGAGTGGCGAGACACTTGGCAAAACACTTGGATAGGTGCTCAAAGCATTGTGGTTGTCAATAACACAAGATTGCTACTCAAACACTGTTAAATATTGGGTGATTGGCATAGTCCCCCACTTAACTCCTTACATTAAGCAGTCAATCATAATTGTGGTTTAGTTTATACCTATATGCCATTACTGGCCACAATTGGGGGACGTTTTCACACAAAAAACTGCGGGTTGAACACCAATAAACACAGTGAGAGATCTGTGATATGGTGACAGTTGTGGGTAGGTTTTTGGCAGGCCTTCAATCATTCTGTAAAAACACCATTTAAACCGCTCAAATCACCGCACACAGCGTCACAAAGCCAGATTGGCACCACTTGTACCCACCCAAAATCACCACCTTTCTAACGCTTTCTACAGCGTTCTCTGAAGGTTCTTGACACTTATTACCAGATATGCTACTATTTGCTTATAAGCCTACCGCTCTGACCAAATCGCCACCAGTTGACACCTTTTACCAATGTGCTATAATGAGGAGCAACAAATATGAGCGGTGCCCTGCTCAAATGCCAGATGTAGCCACACCACAGGGCACCTGTCTTTGGGAAGACTGCGTGGCTTGACTATTTAGATTGATTGCGAGGATTCAGCACCACCACCCCCTGTCAACCGCTGAGCACGTGGTGGGAGGCGATGGCACCAGACTGAGGTGTGTATCACACACAGCCACCCCAATTATAACACAGCATCAGCCGCCTGTCAACCCCTTGTTTTTGGTGGGTTGACACTTTGGTAATATGTGCTACAATTTGATCAATTAACACCAACCAAGGAGGTTGCGAATGACCACAAACAAAACAACACACGTGGGTGCTGTCAAGACAGTGGACTTCACTCAATTGAGGCAGTTGAGTGCCCCTCAATTCACATACACACCGCCACAAGACTCCCAATTGGAGCGAGTGTGCGATGCCAGTGAACTCACGCTGTTGGCTGAACTGTATGACATAGACATCACACAGCCACAGATCGCGGTGCCAGACAGAGGGGCGTGGTTACACATCCATTGCCGCAAAGATGGCGGATATGTGTTCACTGGAGTCCACTCACCCGCCGCAGTCAAGCAAAACATCATCCAAATGCTACAGATATACCAATTGGGCAAGATGGAGAGATCCGCACACCAAGTGGCATAGGCTTGACAAACACCAAAAAGATGCTATAATTTGACAACACCCCAGAGGTAGTGTCCAAGAGATTGAGCACAGGGCGGGTTCATTGTGGGTGACAAGGGATGTCCACTCGCTACTCCTACTGCCCCAATTGAGTACTGGGGTGTTGTATTTCAGCAACACTTGTGGATAAAATGGTAATACCAGGTTGACAATTTGGTAATTGGTAATATAATTGTATTAACAATTAACCATAAGGAGAAACAAAATGGCAGACTATAATTCAAAAGACAACGCGGCACAGTTGAAACAGATTGTGAGTGCGAGGTTATCAGAAGTAGACCTCAGAGATCAAAGAGAGATGTACCCAGACACACTGTTGGTGTCAGCATTGGGCACACCAGTTGAGTACCTCGCTTCCTGTGTGTCACAAGAACTCAAAGGCATCAATGGAGCCAACTACCCTTGGACAGAAGAGGAACTCAGTGAGGCCATTGATCAAGAGTGTGGCATCACAGCCTAACCCATCAGGTGTGGTCAACACTGTGGGGTGAGTGGTATAATATTTTTGATTGAGTGGGGCGCCCCCTGAACTGTGAGGTGGGGTGTCCTCTATACTGCTTGTAAAATTTTTTACCATCCAGG